TGGATCGTACAATGACAATCAACAAGACTAAATGAAATCACCAGCATACCTACTCTACTACAAAGACTTTGAAGCTGATACCTCCTCCTGGGAAGCCGATGCCGTAGGATACATGATCAGACTCATGAACCACCAAGCAGCTAATGGATTCATCCCGTCAGATATCGAAGAGATAGCTCAAATAGCGAAAGTCAAGTACTCGCAGTACGATACCTTTCTATCTCGCTGGAAGACTCGCATATCACCAAAGTGGATATCGCTAAGCGAGGGCAAACTGTATAACAAGAAGCTCCACAAGGTCATCCATGACAACCAACTCAAGGCCCGTAAGAAGTCCATACTCTCCATCTTCGGCAATATCATCAAGTACGACGCACAAGCCAAGAAGCACGCCTCATCACTAAAGAAATCCTTTGATTATCAGCTATTTATGGAGGTCGATGATGATGATCTTAGAAAAGAAACAATAAAAAAATATGTCTCTACACACCTCGCTACAGCGATCGCTAAGCGATCGCATATAGTAGATGTAGATGCAAAAGCAGATATAAAAGTTAAAGAAAATAAGAAAGGGGGTCCGGGGGAAACCGAACCACGAGAAGAACCTAGCCCATTGCAACTGATCCCGGCTCCCCCTTCTCTTGATGAGGCCATCTCCATGATTCGCGCACACCAGGAGGACGACGAAAAGCAGATGTTCACCACCAAGGCAGAAACACAGGCCACTATGCTCGTCCAAAAAATAAACTTCTACGTCCAGAAAGGACGAGAGCAAGCCAGTAACGATGCACCCATCACAGCCACTGAGGTCTACCAGTTCTATCGAAAGATGCTGCAGTCCTCACACTTCCAAGTTAAAAACAACAAGAGCCTATACACACTCGTCACCTACTTCACCGAGATCACCTCCTACAAGCCCAAAGCACCAGCAGGAGACGCTCCGGAGCTCGATCTCAGCAAAATCATCGGTCATGCAGAATCACAGAACTGAGCTAGCCCAACCCATACGGACAGTCACCTTGGGACATGCTGACTACTCACTACCAGTCAGAATCTACGATGTCAAGACGGTCATGGAGACCTACAAAGGAGAGATCCGAGCAGTATCTCCTACCATATTCGACGATGAAGGCCAGATGATCGGAGATACCAAGTTTGACATAGCAGCAGCCCTCATCACCACCAAGCTTGTCCGATGCTGGAAAGTCTACGACTATCCCATCGACCAAGGCTCAGAAGAGAAGATCGGGAAACTCGCAGCCATGATCTACGAAGACTTCGGAGAGCTCCCCTTCGGAGACATAGAGAAAGCCTTCGATAACCTCGCTAAAGGCAACTATACCACAGAAGACATCGAGATCGACATAAAGATGGAGACCTACGGTAAGATGATGAACATCCAGCAAGTACTCGCACTCCTAAGAGCGCAGCTGCAGCTCAGACGTAAGATCATCAAGGCTATCAAAAAGTACCAGAAAGACATCGAGTCTGGTAAAGTAATCAGATTAACTAATTAGAATTTAACAATATGGAAGACACCAAAAAAGAGATAATACCAGATTTCATACCTCCGGATCTCTTACCAGACAATCACACAATCACCGTCAAAGAAGAAGTCCGTATCAACTATACTTCTGAGCAAGTAGCGGAGATGAAAGATAGGCACTTTGAGATATCACTTCACAAGGAAAATAGAGAGAGTCTCATAGATGCTATGAAAGCTCTTGTGACAAGTGATATCAGCCGAGAGATGATAGTAGAAGGCATAAAAGAGATCACCGTCGAAGAAGTTGGAGACAAGAGTATCAAGGAGCTCAAAGCTGAGTTTAAAAAGAGCATCAAGGTGATCAATCAAGGATACATCGTCGAACAAACCGTGCTCTATGGCTTTGCATATCCAGAGATCAGGAGGATGGCTTTTTTCTTGCCATCTGGTGATTATCATCATGACCGTCCTATAAAGGCAACCGAGATGCAACTCACTACAATGGGATCACCAGTCATACCAATCAAAGATTCAAAAACAGCTTAAAATAATAAGAATGGAAATCGAGAATATCAATATTAATAGTAATGTCGATCAGCCGATCGAGATTATTGTACGAGAGGGAGAGGCACCAAGGAACCCTCCGACTATCAAAGGATTTAACGCTTTTGGAGATATCGGTGCACCGGCAAAGTTCTACGTATCTAAAAAAGAGGCTGAAGAGTATGTATCTCTTTGGCGTGTTTCTCATGTGATTGCTGACAAGAATGAAGGTCAAATCAACTTATATATCAATGAGCTCATAGCTGATAAAAAGATCACTATCTCTGGAAAAATACAAAACGACTCTATCCTGTCATGTATGGAGATCAATGCTGATAGATACTACTCTCCAAAGGATCTATCCGATCTAATCAGAAAGAATAGATCACTCTTTGAAGACAAGAACGAGGCCCTTCGGATTACAACCTTCTTTAGAAACTTCAAAGCGTCTATCGATACTCAACTTGCTAGCGAAGATGATCAGAGAGGCAATAGAAAAGAGCTGATCGATCAAAAAGTTGCTTCTGAAGGCATGCCAAAATCGTTTCAACTTTCATGGCCTACGGTCGTCGGTGAAGAGCCTTTTTCTTTTGAGGTAGACATATTTGCTAAGGTCTCTAATGATGGTGTGATCTTTACTCTTGACAGTATAGAGCTCCTAGAGCATCGACGTGAGATTAAGTCGAATATGACAGATAAAGCACTCAAAATCTTTGAAGAGGATGGATTTGCCATCTTCTACGAGTAACTCTTGTAGTTTTCCAATTTTCAACTAACACCAAGGAGCAAAGGCTCTTTGGTGCTTTATCAATTCAGAATAACCAATGAAAAACTATACACCACCCATAGACCTCGTCATTAGACGCATAAGAGAGAGCTTCGTAGGAGCTGAAGAAGTATATACCTCTGGAAGTTGTGGACGTTTTGCTGTCATCCTCAAGACCATCTATCCCGAGGGTGTTATATACTGGGATTACGGTCATGTCATCTTCTACTATCAAGGGAAGTACTACGATATCACAGGACAGTACAAAGGAGATCTCGAAAAATACAATCCCATATTCATGTATGGAGGAGAAAAGATATATCGACAGCTCTTCGAGCACCGACACGGAGAGGATATCAATCATGAAAATGATGTAGAAAGAACATTTATACGATAGGATGATAAGTCCTAACCAATTAAACAACTAAAACCAACCAACTACACCTATGAACCAATACCGAGCCAGATACCACCATCTACAGATCGTAAGAGAACACCTACCTAAAGGCACAGGCTTCACCAGAGAGTATATCGAGCAACGTATGAAAGAGGTACAGATAGAGATCAAAGACCTAGAGTGCATCCTCCACAGAAAGCTACTCATGACCAGCCCTCACTACATGGCCAACCAAATAGTAAGAGACAAAATTCTTAATCGATAAAATCAAATTAATCAGATATGAAGACAATAATTGTAGCTAAAACAAAGCACGAAGCTAAGCGAATTTCAAGTGATTACGATGGCACCATTATCACCGTATCCCCTCATTCCATTGGGGCCATACAAGGGTTGCGATCGGATAGAATAATTTTCGATAAATCAGTGGTAGGAAATGGACTTACCACAGAAATGATAGACTCTCTTTTAGCTACCATGCTGCTATGAAGACAGTACGACTACAAATCCGGCTAGAAGAAATTTTGGAATATTTTTCAATTTTCGGATCAGATGCGATCATTGATTATGTGGAAGGCCGACAAGATCGATTGGATGCCCTGAATACATCTTGTCTTGAATTAGAAAAAGTCTTTCAGATAGTCCATGATCCTGACGAAATAATATGAGCCTCCTTCAACCAATTAAACCAACCAACCTAGTAACCAACCAACAAAATGAACACCCTAGCCCACCACACCAAACTAAACATAGCCCGAGCAGTAGTAGGACACAAAGACCTAAGATCAGCAGCCTACGCTCTCGGCATCCATGAGAGAACACTGCAGCGGAAGATGGAAGAGTACGGCATCACCAAAGAAGCCATCATCACAGTCCTCAGCGACTGGGTAGCAACCGTAGAAAAGAGACCACTAGAAGAGCGCATACAACGCGACACACAGACCTATAATAACCAATTAAACCACTTAAAGAGCGTCCTTAAATAACCTAAAAACGTACCAACCAAAGAACCAACCAACCAAAAGCCGCTCCGCGTCTTTGTTATCCCTGATAACTAACATCCCTCCCAAACTCCCCCACTTTCGTACCCATAGAGTAGATCTATGGGATTACTTGATGCTATACGACCAAAGTCCTCGCTCTCAGTACAAAGTACCGAGCAGCGCACAGGAGTCATACCCTGGTATGGAGGAGGTCCATCACTTAATAATCCCAATGTCACACTAGGACAGTACCTAGACTCTAACGTATTTGGAGGAGGTCCATCTGGATCATCATCACCTAACGTCACACACGGTAAGGCCCTAGGGATAGCCTCAGTGCTCGCTATGGTGAAGATCATCGCAGAAGACATCAGCATCTCCTATATCAATATAGAGACCAAGGATGACAAGCACAGGTACGTCACAGACCCTACCCACTATGTTAATCAGCTACTACAAGACCCAGGACGATACTCATGGTTTGATGTATGCCAGGCACTTATAGGTAATGCTGCACTATCCGGTAACGGAGTAGCCCCCCTTATAAGAAGTAGCGTGACAGGCAGAGTCGTAGATATAGATATCGCGGACTATACAGAAGTGACCGTCTATGAGACAGTAGATGGAGAGCAGCTCTGGTATCAGTTTAGTGGGACAGGACTACCGACTAGGATAGAGTCTGAGGAGAACGTCCTCCATGTGAAGAACTTTTCTCTGAATGGTAAGGTCGGTATATCACCAGTATCACAAGCGAAAGGCACCTATACAGTACCGATCGAAGCACAAGCCTATATCAATCAGACCCTACAAGAGGGAGGATATGGAGGAGGTGTAGTGACGACTGATAAGGACATGCCAGCACCAGCGAGAAAGATGGTCTCTAACTATGTCAGAGGCACACAGACCACTAATAAGATCCCGGTACTCGATGAAGGCATGACCTTCACGCCTAACAAGATGAGCCCGTCCGATATCGGATACAGTGCCATCATGAAGCTCAGTAGAGAGCAGTTTGCCGCGATATACAGGATACCACTACCACTAGTCCAGGATAGAGACTTCTCAGGTAAAGGAACCACATCAGAGGTCATAGATCTCCATGTGAAGTTCTGCCTTAACGCCTGGGGAAGACGACTCACCGAAGAGTTAGAGCGCAAGCTACTTACTAGCAGAGAGCGACTAGATACACGCATCATGATGAACTTCGACAGTCTACTCAAGGGAGATCCTAAGACTAGAGGACAGTTCACTAAGGATATGATGGCCAGTCAGGTCATGACGATCAACGAAGCACGAGAACTTAACGGACTACCACCGCATGAGGATGGAGATAGATTCGTAGACTTTCAGAAGTCAGCCGAGATCGATAAGGATAATATTAATACTAAAACGGTCAAGCCAAATGAAACAAGCACAGGCACAGAAGAAGACTAAGCATCCCGAGTTAAGGACATCACAGACAGAAGCTGAAGTCCGCATGGACACAGATGTTGAAGACGCACCAAAGCGTATCGAAGGGTATGCCGTAGTATTTGGTCAGCTCACAGATATGGGATGGTATGACGAGCGAGTACTAGCAGGAGCCTTTGATGGAGTCCTGGAGAAGTCAGACGTACGCTTCGTACTTAATCATGATGCTAATCATGTACTGGCTAGATCCAAGGGAGGCCAAGGCACCTTAGATATGGAAGTAGACTCACACGGTCTTCGTTTCTCCTTTATACCTCCACAGAGTCGATCAGATGTAGCCGAGAGCGTGGAGCGAGGAGATATATCTCAGTGCTCATATAAGTACTTCCCTATAGAGGAAAACTGGATCCATCCAGAGAATGGAGAAGGCCGCTCTATAAGAGAGATCGTCAAGGTCGGAGAAGTACTAGACCTCTGTCTAGCGACCTACCCTGCATACCCTACGACATCAGCTAGCCTTAGAAGTAAAGAGCAAGAGACAGAAGACCTCAAGAGATCACCTGAGTACCTAAGAAGTATTGGTCAAGATCCGGTATCAGTGGAAGCCGAAGCGCGTTCACGTCAGATTCGGATTATGGAGGCCACATTATAATTAATTCAAAAAAATTCTAATAAGAATGAAGAAGAAGACAGTCGCGGAGATGCGACAAGAGCGCGCTAGAATCCACAAGGATGTGATCGTGCATCTCAACAAAGTTGTCACCGATGAAGAACGAAAGATGACTCCAGATGAGCAAGTCAAGTGGAACAAAGCCTTTGATGACTTTGAAGATCTTGGAAAGCAGATCGAGGATCGAGAGAGACTTGAGGCTGCAGACAAAGCGATGGCTGAGAGACAGATCGAAGATCGCACAGCCACGAAGAAAAATGATCCAGAAGTACGCACCTATGAGCAGCGCTACGCATCAGCTTTTAACTCTTACCTACGTAAGGACAAAGCTGGTCTGACTCAGGAAGAGAGAACGATCCTAGATCAGGGGCCGGTCAATCCTGAGAGTCGTGCTACTCAAGTGACTACCACGCCTAACCTCGGTGGGTACCTAGTCCAGGATGAGTACAGTGCTGAGATCATCAAGTACATGAAGTACTTCAATGGCATCATGAATATGGGTCACATCATGCGTACCTCTACTGGTGCACCTTTTAACTATCCTGTCTCCGATGCTACGCTAGAAGAAGGTGAGATAGTAGCAGAAGCTGCAGCAACTTCAGAGATGGAGACGCTCTTCGGTACCGTACAGATCGGTAGTCACACGTATAGCTCTAAGGAGATACCTATCAGCTATGAGCTCCTACAGGACTCAGCGTATGACATCCAAGGTCACATCAGAGATGTTGCTACGATGCGTCTAGGACGTATCACAGAACGTCACATGACAGAAGGTACAGGAGTAGGACAACCAGAAGGTATCTTGACGTCAGCTCCTGATAGTACTGTGACAGTAGCACCAGGTTCGATCTCAAGAGCAAAGCTGATCGACTTGATCTTCAGCTTAGATAGAGCGTATATCAGACAGGTGACAGATGGTACTATGCCGACTGATGCCGCTGGTAATCGAGACTTTGGAAGTGCTTTCACTTTCCATCAGAACACGCTCAGAGATCTGATGAAACTGGACATCGGAGCTACGGACGCTCGACCACTCTGGACTCCGTCCATGCGAGAAGGAGAACCTAACCGTATCCACGGCTTCCCGTATCATCTGAACAACTACATGCCAGACCTAGCGACATCTGGTAATAAAGCGATCCTCTTTGGAGACTTCAAGAAGTATAAGATCAGAGTCGTAAAAGACACGACGATCATGGTCGCTAAGGAGAGACGTATCGAGAAGTTCGTATGGTCATACTTTGGATACTTGAGGCTTGATGCCAAGCTGACAGATCCTAACGCGATCAAGTTCCTCTCAGTAGCATAATGAATCTCCTCGCTTTTTCGGGGGATTAAGCGAGATCATCAATATTCTAAAGAATCGGAGGAGGGAGATCCTCTTTCGGTTCTTTTTATTCAATCTAATAATTATCAATTAATCATATGAAAGTCCATGTCGTAAGTTCTGTATCACACACCCAGCTCGGGTCTCTGCCTAAGGGAGAGCATGATACAAAAGACATCGCTCAGGCTACAGGTATCTCAGTAGGTACCGTAGATAAGATCATGCAGACACTCATCAAAGCTGGTATGGCCATGACGATCGTCGCCATGAAGAAGCAAGAGAAGAGCGTCGAGGCAGCAGCCGAAGCACAAGAGAAAAAGCAAGCACATCAGAAGCTCGTACTCGATACTAAAGAAAAGATCCGATCTCTGAAGATCGAGGGTAACGCTCTACTATCTGATATCGCTACTGCAGAGATCTCAGAATCACAAGTGAAGAGCCAGCTAAGTCAGGATCGAGATAACGAAGATCTGAAGACTCAGCTCTATGATGTAGATGAGAAGCTCACAGATCTCAGAGAGAAAGAGAAGACTAACCAGACTGCCCTAGAAGCTGCAGAAGCAAAGCTCAAAGAGCTACAGCCACCAGCTCCGGAGACAGCAACTGCAGACAATACTACAGCAGAAGAAGGATAGACCACTAGAAGTATGTATCGAGTCACCACAGCACCGACAGGCGAGGCCGTAGATCTCGCTATAGTAAAGCAGTACCTCGTCATCGAGCCTACAGATACATCTCATGATGATCTGATCAAACTGCTCATGGCCTCAGCTACTGAGTATCTGGAGAGACATCTCGGTATGGCTTTTCTAGATCAGTCGATCACTGAGCGAGTAAAGCTGGCTCCTGGAGGAGGTAACGTGGCAGTGCCTCTATCGATATCACCGATGAAGACGATCACAGCGGTCAACATCAGAGAGTCTGGTGCAGCAGCTTTTAACGCTCATACAGACTTTGATCCGTATCCGTATGCTGATCCTCCTGGTGTGGTCCTTAGAGACCTACCATCTAATGTCGAAGAGATAGAGATCGTGTATGCAGCCGGATTCGGTGCTGCTACAGATATACCAGCCTCACTAAGAGGTATGGTCCTGCTACGTACAGCCTCACTACATACGAACCGTACAGAAGAAGGAGCACGCATGTCAGATCTGCTGAAAGACGTCATCAGAGGATATCAGAGTTACGAGTGAGAGGACATGAGCGACATAGCGGACGTAGTCTAGGAGACCTCAGAGAGAGGATCCACTTCCATGATATCATCATCACAGACGATGGTATAGAGCAGTGTGAGAAGGTCAACCCTACTCCACTATACTCCTGCTATGCTGCTATCGAGTCGCACACTGGAGGAGAAAGCGAGATCGGTAACCGTACCACTTGGATCAGGGAGAAGACCTTCAGAATTAGATATAACAGGCTCGTGCTTCATACGAAGTTGGTCCTCATGTATGGAGATAAAGAGTATGACATCCTAGATATCGAAAGACGACCATCAGCCTATCAGTGGATGTGGGTCAAAGCAGAAGCCAGGACATAATGTATAAGGAGTGGATATGATACCAGGAGTAGCAGAAAATAGAAGACACCTCAGGATGATCGCTAAGCGAGTCACTAAGAAGAGTCTCGTACCAGCCTTACAGCGAGGCACAGCGCTACTACATAAGACTATACAAGCGACAGCACCAGAGCACACCGGAGAGCTCAAGAAGGCGCATATCATCAGAAGAGATGATGACCAGCTCGTCGTCACCATAGATCCCAGATCAGAGGCCGCTATATATGGTCAGTTTGTACATGATGGTGTACAGAACCGAGGCCGTAATCCTTGGATGGATGTAGGACTCAAGAAGTCTGAGAAAAGAGTAGAGCGCATTCTTAGAGAGGATGTAAGCAAGAAAATCGACCAACTGATATGATAGACAACCTACCAGAAGCGATACGCAAGCTGCTCATCGATGATGCGACAGTAACTGCACTGATAGATAAAGCCCATATCAATCAAGCACCACAGGTGATATCTGATGCAGATGATCCGTATGTGCTGATCATGGAGATGGATGTAGATAACATGTTTCACAAGGACTGTGACGCTCCTCAGCAGTCTAAGAACCTAATCATGATAGATATCTATCATACCAAGCTGAGGACCCTGGGAGAAGTCCGCAAAGCTATCAAAGCAGTCCTCCATGAGTACAGTGGTACCGTGGATGGATTTGTCATACAGGAGATGTGGCTGCACGACCAGCAGATGGGAAGAGAAGAAGAAACTAAAAAGCACATCTACAGAGATGAGTATTACGCAAGAGTGATCAATAACTAAGCATGATAAAACTAATCAAAGACTGGCCTCCACATGGAGACGCAGGAGATACGATCTCCGCTGGATCATACGAAGGATACCTCATCAAGAGTGGCATAGCAGAAGCTGTAGCCGTAACAAATGATGAGGGAAACGTAACAAATGATGAGGGAAACGTAACAAAATCCACTCAAAGCGGTACAACATTGCCACATATCCCGATAGATGCCTATGAGTTAAAAGGCGAAGAGCTCAAAGCATATGCAGAGGCTCAGCTTAACGAGTGGATCTCTCCGGAGGAACTAGCTCACAAGCTACATAAGCCAGACCTGAAAGAGAAGTGCCTTGCACTTGGGATATCACAAAGCGGCCACAAGAAAGACCTCGCAGAGAGGATCTACCAAAAACTACAAGAAATATTAATCATAAATAACTAATAATCAAAGCGTTATGGCTATAGAATCAGGCACTAAATACCGTATATCAGTTAACGGAAAAGTGATATACGCAGCGACTCAGGGACAATCTAACCACGAGGCGAACTTCCGTAATCTTATCCACAAGGATAATCCAGGAGACCACACAGAGAAGATACCCGACGGTAAGGACAGTTCTTATCAGATAACTTTCTTCTTTGATCAAGCAGCACCACCGACTCACCTGAGTTATGCTGAGCTCTTCGATATCTGGAATAGTAGTACAATAGTCAACCTAGAGGTATCTAATGGCGTAGATGGTGACAAGTACACACAGACAGTCTATATCGGTAACCTCGGTAAACAGTATACAGTAAGAGACAACGTAGTAGCTAATGCTACCCTAGAAGGCTCAGGCGCGATCACTCGTGCAGCAGTGTAGTAATCTTTTCATCGATTTTTGAAGTGGAGAGAGCCATAGGCAAGAAGGGCTCTCTCCTTCTTCTCATCTATTAAGTTAAAACCTAACCAATATCATATCATGAGTAAGAAAAAAGTAAATCTCGGAGGACGAGAGTACCCCTACAAGAAAGACATCAATGTCATCATGGACTTCGAGGAGAGTACAAAGCTCAGCCTCTTCACGATGAATTTTGAAGCTGAAGGAGTCAGCGCCAACTATAGAGCAGCCTTAGAGCTGGTGTATGGTTGTATCGAGTCCCATTACAAGAGATCTGAGACTACACCTCCGACAAGAGATGAAGTTTTTGAAGGGGTCGAGATAGATGAGTTACTTGAAGCATTTACGCAAGTGGCTAACCCTACTAAGAAGGACGCCAAACCTGAGGACGCAAAGACTTAGCTCTCGGTGCAGACAGCCTCGTCGAGAGCTTAACTAATACTGCCTTTGGCTTAGGACTGAAGCCACACGAACTGAAGGAGATCGCTACGGTAGATCTCCTCTTTCGTTGGATACAAGCTCGGGAAGCCAGAGAGCGACATAACCTCCTGGAGATCTCCCGGATCATGAGGATGACCACTTGGAGACTCCTCTCGGTACACTATCCGAGTAATAGTCCAGTCCGACCACCTAACCTAGAGGAAGTATGGGAGATCGATGGAGATATAGAAGCTCCGACCGGTAACCTAGCAGACATCATGTCTCACTTTGCAAAACTAGACGAACAGGAATGAAAGAAATACAAGTACCCGTAAGCGCCAATGTAGAGAAGCTCATCAAGAAGATGGAGAAGGCCGACAAGGCCGTAGCCTCTGGATTTGATAAGATCGAAAAGCGGACAGTTGCCTTTGGTCGAAAGTTTGACGCTGGTATCAGTGGTGCTAGTGGCTTTCTTAACACGCTGAAGGATGCCCTCGATGATACCAGCCAATCCCAGGGTACGTGGTCTAGACAGATGACAGGCAGTGTGAGCGTCCTGAAGTCACTCGTCGGAGGAGCGACAGACGTAGTCGATACATACACACAGGTCCGAGGAGTGATGATGAAAGTAGGCGAAGGTGTCACTTCCGTAAATAAGATAATCGGTAAACTATCACCAGCTGCATCAGCCTCTCTAGGTCGTATCGGTCGAAGTATGATCGGTGTACTCGGTCCTATCGGTCTGGTCACTGCAGCAGTCGTCGGAGTAGGCGTTGCCATACACAGAGATCTCGATGGATCAGCAGCAGTAGTCTCCAAGATCTCTAACAAGTTCGCAGAGCTCGCTAACAGGAGCGAGACAGTCAAGAAAGTATATGCTACCCTCAAGCAAGGAGCAAGCGTACTCGATAACATCGGTCAGGCCATCAGTAATGCCATCGTCCTAGACAGTGCAGCACCAGCTAAGGACAATGGTAACAAGGTAGCTGCAGAGTTCACCAGAGGCATGATAGAGGGCATGATCAGCCGTAAGCAAGATATAGTAGATGGCCTACCAGAGATCACAGTAGAGGACGTACGTAATAGTAAGATCTGGAAGGGTATCGAGTTCATCGGTGACCGTCTGCAGAATGCCTATCGTAACATATTTGGAGACAGCTATGAGTCAGTCTTGGCTGAGATGTCACAGGGTTTTCAGAATGCTATCACTAACGATAACACACCACTAGAGCAACTCCGCTTTGAGATAGATAATACCAGGGAGAGACTACAGAACCTCTACCTACAAGGCGACATACCAGGAGCCAAGCGACTCAAGGCAGATTTAAGCACGCTCAAGAAGAGGATGAAGGAGGTGCAGGAGTTTAGCGATGGTAAGCAGCTGAAGATACAGACACCTATGGAGATGCTCCAGAAGGAGATCATGACCACTGAAGCCCTCATGAATAATCTCTTTATCAAAGGAGACTTCACAGGAGCTACGACAGCAGCCATGAAGCTCAAGGAGCTAGAAGATAAACTCAAGAACGTACAGCGAGCCGGTGAGCTACTCACTCGGACAGACTCCTCTCCTATCGCTCTACTACCGACTCAAGATCCTGCACCTCTCAAGCTGAGGATAGATATCCCAGGCAGTAACATAGCAAAGATCAAAGAGCTCAGAGAGTCCCTGAAGAGTGTACAGACATTTGAGGGCTTTCAGAAGATACAGAAGAAGATCAAGGAGCTCACAGATGAAGCCTCAGCCATGGCAGTAAAAGTACCAGATAGGATGCGAGCGATGGCCTCGAAGCTAAAGCAAACCTTCAGCACTGTAGGAGATGTATTCGATGATATAGGACAAAGTCTAAAGGATGCCTTTCCAGATTTTGCAGCCAGTCAGATTACTAACCTTTTTAGCGGTGTAGACCATGGTGCTATAGCTCAGCTTAACGACGAACTGAGAGAACAGCAAAGAATAGTATCAGACACCTCCGCATCAAGAGAGGCCAGAGAAGCTGCCAAGCAAAGGATCAAGCTGATACAAGAAGAGATCAAAGCCGAGAAGCAAAAGGGTAATGTCCTCCTACAGGGTGCAAAGCTCGTTATTGACACAGCTAAGCAAGTCATACAAGCGGCTTTGGCCACGGCGATAGCCAAGGCCATAGATGGAGAAGCATCAAAAGGACTCGTAGGTCTGATCACTGCAGGAGTCGCAGTAGCTGGTATATCAGCTCTATTCGCCTCTAAGGTGCCAGCACTTGCAGGAGGGGGATCTGTATCGAGACCTAATACGGTCCTAGTAGGTGAGTATCCTAATGCTCCTCTTAATCCTGAGTATATCGCTCCGGCTGATATGATGCAGGGACATATGAGAGGTGCACTTACAGACGTCCTCGATGCTAGATCCCCGGTAGGATCACCTACACAGACGAGTAGACCGATCCTACAGCCTATACAAGAGCCAGGACCTAAGACGATCTATATCTCTGGGATGCTAGAGTCAGAGATCCGAGGAGACGATCTATATCAGATGGTGAAGATCCAGCATGAAAACGAACTCAAGACCACCGGAGTAAATCCACTCACACAAGAAGCATAGATGGGTAAGGTACTCACACTACAGGCACGCTCTCTACATGGCCATCTCTACACAGTGGAGATCCATGATATCGATACCACTGTAGATAGCACAGACGAGGCAGATATCACCGCTCGATGCTCATGGTCCTATACGGGCAAGGAGAAGACGATCTATCAGGATGTGATACCTCTACAGTTCTCACTCAGTATGAACGTACCAGGGCCGGCTACACCTGAGGGAGCATTTGCGGAAGCGTTACGATCAGAGGGGAGAGAGAGACGTTACTGGATCAAGTGTATCAGAGGAGCTCAAGAGACTTTCAGAGGATGGATAGACATCGATCAGCTCATCGAGCCGGTCAGGTCACAGGAGGACTACTGGATCGATATCAAAGCATCTGACAGCCTCGGCAAGCTCGGCAAGTACGACTACATCGATCCAGATGATACGGACAATCCCTATAGAGGCACAGTCTCCATCAGAGAGCACCTACGACTGATACTAAAGTCTGCAGACATCGATCAGCTCTACGCTGATGGTGAAGACTTCTTATACATATCTACATCTTATCACAGTGACAAGATGCCGAACAATACGGACGACTACACCTCTAGGATGATGATCGATCACAGGCACTTCGCTAGTGAGGTCGAAGAGGAATTCAGCCAGGTAGGTACTCCGGGTATACTCTTCATCGAGGAGTCACTGGGACTTCAGCCGGTCGAGCCTGGGAAGTCCAGAGACGCACTAGATCAACTATGCTTCACGCTCAATGCTTTCTTCTTCCATGCCTACGGGCGCTACTACTTCATCAGTAGAGAGAGGATGCTAGCCAGCACAGCAGTACCTTACTTTCGATATGATCGCGTAGGTACTCTCCTAGGACAGATCACAGAGACTGAAGCCTATAACATAGGATCTAAGATCACTAACGATACAGGCGTCTATCTACTAGATGCCAGACCGATACACCGCTATGATCCAGCCATCAAGCAACTCATCATAGATCATGAGCGTGGAGGTGGTAGCAACAAGCTACAAGGTGCAGAGTGGAGCATACAAAACCATGAAGAGCGCTGCTTTGATAATATCAATAATCAAGGCAATGCCACAGCGACAGCACGCTTTGTCTTCAGAGTAAACATCTCATACTTCGTTAACCTGAAGAGATCTCGATTCAGACTGAGATATATCATGCGCATCAAGATAGGCTCGTACTATCTGGTACGACAGACGGTAGATACTGTCTTCGATAATGATAGTGTACTGTGGGGCCAAGAGATAGAGTATACTACACCAGTCTGGCAGAATACTCCCGGAGACTTTGAGGTCGTGATAGATACCGTAGCTGGTCCGGGCAATACAAGATTTGATGACGAAGTGGTGACGATCGTAGATGTCGATATCCCTCTCATACCGGAGAGCGGTGAGCTCTGTATAGATGTGGACTTCGTAGAGATGAGACTACATGACCCCGTAGTCGTCTTCTTTGATGCTCGATGGGATACTGTGAACTTCTTAGATGACGAGACCATAGAGGAGGGAGGCGATCAGTGGAAGCTCGACTGGCTAGTACATGAAAACTTCTTTACGATCAACTCTGATGATGCTGAGGATAACGAGAGTACACGCTCCTTTAGAAGATACACGGCTGAGGTATTTCCTCGTAATACCCAGAGCCTGGAGTTTAGCACCTCGATCGGTGATGATCCTGGAACTAACACTCATGGACGTCTGCAGATAGACAGATCCGCTGCCAACGATGGATCTGATATCGTAGATAGCTCCGGAGGATGGACACTTCATGGAGCTGGTACCGTATATGAAAACATCGTCGAGCTCCTCGCCTGGGACATGTCCAGACTACGGGTAGGTGTAGCTCGATATTTGAAAGGAACGATACGGAACTCTGTAGGCCTGCTCTATCCTCACACTTCTATCATATTCGATGGTAAGCGGTCTATCATGGCCACTATGAGAGTACGTACAGATAAGGAGGATCACGCTGGTACCTGGGTAAGCATCGAGGACATCGATAACACCGTAGTAAAGCTCTCAGCTAAGCGCTTCGCAGCTTCATCAGCGAGTGACCCTAGAGAGGTCGTTGCACCACTTACAGGCTCTGAGACAAGAGAGTATATCCATAGGATAGACGGCATCACGACAGATCGGATCCAGATCCCTCTCTCCAAGCCACTGCCATCACCAGCAGACCACTCGACTAACAAGATCAATCAGCTCTTCAAAAAGGCTCTCCGGGGTAATGCTAATCAGGTATATGATCCCTCACTATCAAACCGATCACACTTCTCCATAGACATCACTACTAATCAGATCATACTCGCAGATGATAGTAAGGCTGATATCGTCTGGTACTATACGTGGGAGCTTTAGGGCGTTTCCTAGGTTGGTAAGTTCTTTTGTTCTTACGTTGATAAAAAAGGGACAAAATATCGCAACCTAAGAAGGTACCAACGTAAGCACCTATCAACGCAAAAGCCAAAGGCTTTTGTTATCCCTGATAACTCGACTGCCTCCCTATAGGACGGACTTTTGTCATCATGAAGAATCATGAGATATGGAGACGCTGCTCGTGTGGTGCATACTATGACGCGAGATCCGAGTATCCATGTTGCAAGACACACAAGGCGTACAGATTGTTTATAATTGGGGTGCTGGTGCTGCTGAGTGCAGCACCAGCTTTTAGCCAGACACAGCCTGATGAGATCGAAGAGACACCCTTCCCTATCCTCACTGATTCTCTTAACATACTCGCTGCAGATGGTCTCGATGGCCAGTACTACCATCATCATCGGATCGCATGGCCTCCTCCAGGAGGAGCTACGATGGACACTGACAGTCTCTATCTACTAGATGATGAAGTGGTCTATCTGAAGACACGAGGAGATACTATACACGTCTACCACATAGACGACTGGATCAACGCTGTAGGTAAGTATGTCAACGCTGATGTATGTCCTACAGGGACGCTCACAGTGACGACTACAGACGTGGCCATCACTAACCCTGATGCTGAGTCATCTACAGCCTTACCGGGCCTCTTTCAGAATGCAGGAGATCAGCCGTGGCAGTCCATAAGGCTCACAGATGGTAACTCAGCCAATATCAACGGAGGAGCTATCAGGGTCTATAATGCTGCTGGACAAACGTGGTTTTCTAACAATACGAGTAAGATGTTCGTCATCAGAGCGGCTAACTATGGTATGTACCAGCAGTTCTCCACGAACTGGGACGACACCAAGAGATACAAGCTCAGCTATGATATAGGTTATACCAGTAATGGTCCTACCTCTACAGCGCAGCCATCATATGAGGCAAAGCTGATGTCAGGAGGAGCGATCGGAGGCACAGTAGTAGCCTCTATGAACAGTACTAATGCACCACCCATGGATCAGGTCATGACGACCTACTCCATAGATATATCTGGTCCTGCCATCACTCCCGTAGATGGCACACCGATCGAGCTATACATACACCTCGTAGGAGGTCCTGATATATGGATAGATAACATCTCCATCGAGGAGCTCGAAGGGACGATATCACCTACTGTCAGCGCTGGTACGGTCACTGCCTTTGATGCCACTAATAAGATAGACGAGGCGATCACCTTCGCGTCCTCCTCCTCTTTCGACTACTACATAGGCACTACACTCGATGCCTCAGGAGTCACTACTGTAGATCTCGATCACTATGACCTAGGAGGAGTCAAAACACCACTCACACCAGCGAGCTCAGCATATGACCTAGTATGGATACTACCATCGACAGGAGCGACCTACATCCAGTATGGTACTCAAGAGTATACGACAGTATCTAGAGCGAAGGCAGAGGGATATCTACAGCCTATGATCCCACCAGTGACAGGAGCGATCCTCTCCGGAGCCATAGTCAGGCGCAGCGTAGCCACTGAGCTCGACGAATACTTCTTTATCTGCGCTGACAGGTTTGGTCAGTTAGCAAGTGTAGCGAGTGAAGCCCTAGAGCTAGATCCTAACATAGCTACAGGGACAGATGACCAGCACCTCGTATATACCGACAGTACGATCGTAGGTATCGAGAGCGGCAATAACATAGACTTAGCTCCCCTAGCAGATATCACTTACGTAAATAATGATCCTGATGACGGACTAGACACCCTGCTTAATATCAGCGGTGACGTGATCCCTCTGGAGGATAATCACTTAGGGACTCATGATCAGACGCTTACAGGTAACAGGACAGTGGATATGAACATGCTTGATCTGACTTTTTCTGACGCTGCTAGTGGTCGGAGTCTCTCATTTGAGGATGAAGCGAGAATTGTGCCGACAGGCAATAATTTTTTTGTTGGTTCGGGTACCGGTAATGTTGATTTAACAGGGACTAACAATAGCTTCTTTGGTAATAATACTGGGAGGAGTACCACGTCAGGAGCTTCAAATTTGTTTTCAGGGTCCTCATCTGGAAGAGAGAATACTACAGGAGCTTCAAATTTGTTTGTTGGCAGCTTATCAGGCTTTAGAAATATTTCAGGGTCTAATAATGCTTTTGTTGGTAATAACACTGGCCTTGACAATACAATCGGAGGATCTAATTTATTCATAGGTAGTTCGTCGGGAAGAAATAACACAGTAGGTAGCTCAAATGCTTTCATAGGTAACCTTTCCGGATTTAGCAATACTAGTGGATCATCTAATTTATTCAGCGGAAATTCAACTGGAAGGAATAACACAACAGGTGGGTCAAATGCTTTTATCGGCAATCTATCAGGATTTAGCAACACCACTGGAAGTTCAAATCTATTTGTGGGTAGCTCTGCTGGCAACAGCAATACCACTGGAAGTTCAAATGCTTTTATAGGTTCTTCTGCAGGTGAAGAAAATACAGTTGGTATAGCAAACTTGTTTATTGGAACTAATACAGGAAGACTTAACATATCGGGTGGCTCAAATGCTTTCATAGGTAATGCCGCTGGAATGAATAATACCACAGGTAATTCTAACCTCTTTGTTGGTTCTTCTTCCGGCTTTGGAAATAGTACAGGTTCTGATAATGCTTTTATCGGTAGTTCAACTGGGAGGACGAACAGTTCTGGGTCTTCTAATTTGTTTGTAGGTAGTCTTACAGGATTTCGTAATACTACAGGTTCATCAAATGCTTTTATTGGGAATAGGGCAGGTCTAGACAATACGACGGGAAGCTCAAATTTATTTATTGGGAGTAATGCCGGAAGAGTAAATGTATCAGGTGGCTCAAATGCTTTCATAGGTAACCTTTCCGGATTTAGTAATACGACAGGTAATTCTAATTTATTTGCTGGCAATTCATCAGGTAGGGAGAATATATCTGGTAGCTCAAATGCTTTTATAGGAGCTTCATCGGGATTTAGCAACACCACTGGAAGTTCAAATCTATTTGTGGGTAGTTCATCTGGAAGAACTAACACAGTAGGTAGTTCAAATGCTTTCATAGGTAACTTTTCCGGATTTAGCAACACCACTGGAAGTTCAAATCTATTTGTGGGAGTTTCTGCTGGAAGCGATAATATATCAGGCGGATCTAATGCCTTTATAGGCAATGCTTCAGGAATCAGTAATACGACGGGAAGCTCAAATTTATTTGTCGGAATATTCTCAGGTGTTTCTAATACTGAGGGATCTTCAAATGCTTTCGTTGGTAATGCCGCTGGTAGATCTAATACGGTGGGATCATCTAACGTTTTTATTGGCTCTGATGCTGGTATCTTTTGGAACGCGGAGAGTAATGTAGCTATCGGACACAATGCAGGTGCTACTTTTATTCCATTAAGTACGAAAAATGTTACTGCACAGATTATAGCCTCCAACGAAATTACTGTAGTCGGTCATGGATTAGTTGGCAATAACGTCCCTTTGTTATGGAGGGCAACAACTCCAGGTAGTCTTCTAGATAATGCAATCTATTTTTTCGATGTCATCGATGGGAATACGCTTTTGTCACAGACTCCATTCTCTATATCTGGCAGCGGATCAGTTACAATAACTGATATGGATCAGAGTGCAATCACTGAAGCCGTAGCCCTAGGATTTAACGCTAAATTTAATGGATCAAGAACAGCCACTATTGGAGCGACTACAAATACTGATATCATACTGAATGGTCAGATCTGGACGCAAACTAATGGAGGTCAGCTTACATTTAGAGACTATGGAGTAGGCTCCTTCTTAGATCCAGCACCAGCATACCTACTAGGAGTGCAAGCTGATGGAGATGTCGTAGAGGTAGATCCGAGTGGGCTCGGTAGTAGCGTGCATCCAGATAGTATATTCTTAGGGATGTGTGTGACAGCAGACTCACTGGGTCTTGAGTTGATCTACTCAAGTTATAGAGATACTATACACCTCGTAGGAGATGATACTCCCGTGGTCGTAGACACAGATGATCAGCAGATCGATAAGCTCAATCTCAATGGCACCACCTTAGAGATCAGTCTGCAAGACGATGGAGTCCCAGATGAGACAGTGGACCTATCATCACTACAAGATGGTACTGGTACCGACGATCAGACAGGAGCTGAGGTATCACTGGTGACAACAGGATTTAATAACAATCTGGCCTCTACGGATAACACGGTCCAGAAGCTGGCTGACAAGGTAGATGACTTGGACTTATCAGGTCAGGAAATATCGATATCATCTGGCTTCATCATTGGTCAACAGTTCAATAATTCGACCACCCATAGTGTTGCTTCATTTTTAAATACAAACACATCTAATCTACAGGTTACTAACACTGGCTTCACTTGTGTCGCTGCTGGCACGATAGTATTCAATATCACTTTATCGATGGACGGTAATGGTAATGAGGAGATAATTACTGGTGTATCGAGTGGAGGAAGTTTTGCTGGAGGGTCTAACCGAGTAGCTCATCCCCATCTCAGCATGGTTAGTTTAAGCAATGCTGTGAACTGCACCGCTGGTCAGAGCTTTACCATAGTCTCTCAGTTTGCAGATGGCTCAGGTGTTGGCAACATAGAGAATGGTGGGAGATTTAATATTACACACTACAAATAATATGAAGAACAGCATACTCATACTCATCCTATTTATATCAGCACTTGTAGGTGCTCAAGACTGTGGAGAGCTCACTCTGCTACAGCCCTTGTCTTACACTCCTTGGGAGGGATCTACAACAGGCAGTGGATACGTGGAGTCTTCTATATCAATACTACTCCGTAGTGAGATATCATATACGAGTATCGTCGATGGATCAGAGATCTCATATACCACACAGAAGGAGTGCCCTGATACGATATATACAGGGCTACAGTACAGAGTCGATGATGGTCAGAACATACAGACACGCCTCAGGTATCAGCTCTATGGATATGTAAAGGAGTACGATGACTTCTATACCTACGCCAACGTAGCAGCTCCTGAGTCCACAGAGTGTATAGAACTTAATGTCAATCAAACTCTAGACCGTAGTGGACAACCATCTATCATACTGCATAACGGAGGGTGTGATGAGAAGGATGATGATAACGGTGATCAGTTTATCATCGAGCAAGGTGTAGTAGATCCGACGAGCCTTATAGGAGTCTCGCTATCAGGTAACATAGTGACCATCGATGATGATCCAGTCTGGTCTTTCAGAGTGGATGGATCACCTATACTCAAGAGAAACAATACAGGCTTTCGAATCGACTTCAGAATCAAGTAAAACCATATCTATGAAATACACACTCTTCCTGCTCCTAGCATTTGCCTTGAGCGATCTGACAGGACAATCAAAACAGCTTATCCAGGAGTCCGATACTTCACTTTATGTGACAGTACATGAGGTCGATTATCACTTCGATAAAGATGGATCTGATGCGCTGAGCACACTACAAAAGGCTCGGGAGTATCTGGTAGTATATACAGAGTCCATCAGCACTGAAAGAGACGAATACAAGAGGCTCATCACCCAAACAAAAGAGAAAGAGCGAGCATGTGTTCGACAGCTTCGACAGATAGATAAGGCCCTGCTACTGGTAGAGTCTCAAGGGATAGAGGCTGTGATCTCAGGGACCACGGAAAACATCATAGAGACGCTATGCGAAGACCTTAAGTGTAAAAAGGGATACAGGCGCAAGGTGATCTTAGAAGAGGGCGAGAGCTCCTGTACATGCGTGAAGCGTAAAAAGAAAGAGAAGTAAGCTATGAAGAGACTCATGATATCAGCTATGATGCTCATGCTTTGCATGGAAGCCATGGCACAATCACCAAACAAGTACCTCAAGCTCGGTGGTCCTCCTGGTCAGGATGGCGAGACGATCACTAATACTATAGATAATGGTGACGGTACGTATACATTCATCTACTCTAGTGGTACCAGCTTTACAACTGGTAACCTCATAGGCGCTCAAGGGATACAAGGAATACAGGGTCTACAGGGCATACAAGGTCTCACGGGAGCCACAGGTGCACAAGGTATTCAAGGTGTACAAGGCCCACAAGGTCCAGCTGGTACTGGAATTAATCCACTTGGAAACGTACCCACTGTAAATGACTTACCCACAACTGGTAACACCCAAGGCGATAGCTATGTGGTACAAGCAGGTAACGAACGATGGATATTTACTAACGGCGCATGGGCCTTTGATTCTATCGCCGGCTCTCCAGGACCCCAAGGTCCACAAGGAGCAACTGGTCCTACAGGATCTCAAGGTGCTACAGGCGCTACAGGAGCCACGGGTGCGACTGGTCCTATGGGTGCTCAGGGCGTACAAGGAGATCAAGGTATACAGGGGCCACCTGGAGCTGATGGTGCTACAGGAGCCACGGGTGCGACTGGTCCTGCTGGTAAGGATGCAAGAATCATCAGATTAGTTGGTAACTGTGCATGGTCACCCGTAGGTAAGGATACTGACTTTTCATACATAGAGACTTGTAATGGTGTAGAGAGGTTATACGCATTTAATACTAGCAATACTTGGGGTGGCAGCATTATCACTGGTCCATCAGGGGCACAAGGGCCTCCGGGTGATCCTGCTAGTGATGATCAGACATTGAACACTGCAGCATGGAGTTCAGGCACAACGTCTTCGGGTGTGGAGGTAAGCATCTCAGGAGGTAATAGTGTAGTACTCTGGGAAGGGTCTGGGACAGATAATCTAATTATACAAAACGCAGGACCTGGAGCAAGGTTTCAACTCAGTCAAAATCCTTTTGTCAATTCAGTAAGGCTCACAGCGCAAACCTTAGGCACATGTCCAGGCACTCAGCTCGGAACGATAAAATTTGACACCATTGATTTTTGGGGATGTACAGGTACTGGATGGAAGAAGCTCACTAATTAATCAAATAAAAAGCATGAAATACACAATAATCATACTGCTATTCGCTCACTCTCTGCTATCAGCACAGACGCATGAGCCTTATAAGAATCAAGCAGATCGGACGGTCATCGATGTACGTGGCCAGGAGTACCAGATCTATGAGTACAACTTTGACACGCTCTTATCATACATCGTAGACAAGGAGATCCGAGAGCAGATATCACTCCTATCAGAGGAGCTGCATACGCTGGCAGTGGAGACAGATATGATGCAAGGAGAGATAACCGCTCTAACCTACTCGATCGATAAGTCGATCAGGACGAGAGACCTCATCAATAGCATAGGCTATACCAGATGGTCCTCAGGAGATGAGGTATCTACTGGATCTGAGGGTCTCAGTGAGGATGAGAAAACCACCATACGCATCAATGAACGCATAGGATCAGTCTACCAAGACCTAAGAGAGAAGTGCAAGTGTGATGATCCAGACTTATCAGATCTGAAGTCTCGATATACCTGGACATCATCAGGTGACAGACTGGATCATATAGGATATGGCAGACAAGCTAAGTCAAGCACCAACGAGAACACGCTATGGGAAGTATTCGTAGCCTGGAGAGATAATGGCATGAAGGCCCCTCTGGATCTCCTAGATTATATAAAATCAAAAAATCAGTAATGAGCAGAAAGAGCATAATACTAAGCCTGGCCGTCATGATGTCGATCATCATGGTGTCTATGGATGTCACAAGAGGTATCACCTTTGAGAAGCTGGCCAATGGCCGTGTACACGTCATGGCAGATGGTATCTGGACAGGAGACTATAATCCTGCAGAGTACGAGATCAAGCCGTATAACGGGAAGCTGAGATTCTACAGGGCTGGAAGTGGTAACGCTTCTGAGGTGCCCGTAGGTGGTCCCTTCGAGATAGCAGATGTAGACTGGGCTGGATGTACTCCATCCCTATCAGCACCAGCCTCTGTGGAGGATGCTGCCAAGCTGATCTCGGAAAGTTTTTTTGATATAGCCCTCGGCGGTGGCGGTGCAGGGGGATCTACAACGCCAATAGTAGACAATCTACTCTCTAGTAGCGCAACCAGTGCACTCTCTGCTAATCAAGGCAGGGTGCTAAGTGCTGCACTAGATAGTACGTGGGTGATAGATGATACGCTGTATAGCAGGAGTATCGATGGAGGTGTGGGATATGAGTTGTTACCAGCTCAAGACACTCAATCATTATATCAAGGAACTATAGCAGGAGGAGCCTACGACTTTACTGTCTTCCCAACTCCTACCACAGGTAATTCCTTTATCGATGGTGGTCCTACGGATATACCGGCTGGCACTCACTTTATAGCTGATGGTGTTGGATCGTTCCAGTTGTTCGCCCCAGACTTTTCCTTCATTACATATGAGTTCACAGAGGGTGACTTGATCACTGTCGTAAATGAGGCCGCTAACTGGGCTACTGCGATACTTAATATCAATGAAGACAAATCTGGAACAGTTACTAACATTGCAGCTTATACTTTTCAAACAACAAATGAAGCGATTGTAAATGTTGGTGAATATTATCAATCAAACCCAGACGGGACTACATGGGGTGCTGAGAAAGATTGTTATAATCTAGATGCACTAATCGAAGGCCCATCTTTAAATAATGGAGCAACACAATCATCTCCCGAATTCCCTCCTTTTGAAGTTCAAGAAGACGGGACATTTACTTTTACACATGCAGGTACAGTAGTTAATGGGAATGGTGGTTTTTCAATATATGACAGTCCACAGAATACAAGTACAAACTTAGCCTCAGGCAATATATTCAGTAGCGTTGGAGATCGAATTGATGGAGCTAATCCATCTAAGACATACAGTGTCGCTCTACTGAAAGGAGTGACGTATTATGCCTACTCTTGGTCTGGTGGGGGTGGCAGAGTCGAGAACATTTCTTTAGTTGCTCCTGATTTATGCAATGTTACGAGCGTATCTATCAACATAGCCAACTCTAACCTAACCATGGAGCAGACAGATACACTTGCTCTCGATGGTAATAGACTAGTCGTCACCAATGCTTCAGGCAACCATCCGACGACCTTCTTTGATGAAGGCTTTAACAAGTCTAATGGATGGATCGATGAGACAGTCGGAGGACTGCAGCCTGTTGGAGGTGTCGTGTCTATAGATATGGAAGATGGAGTCAACTGGCACATAGGCTTTGCCAATGGCAGAGGCCCTATGACGATCAACGCTGTCTTTAGCAAGTCGATCACCGATCGGTGGTGGTTCGCTACGACCTCGCTACCTACAACAAGCGATACTCTGATCTTTGCGAGTACTGCAAACGTGTACTATCCTATACAGGCTGATGGCACTCAAGAGAAGGTAGACACTATCTTTTTACCTAATGGCGAGAGAGTGGTATTTGCCTTTGAGAACGTGAGCAGTAGTAAATCTGTGATGGTGTACTCGACGATGAGTATACCTGAGTTGGGGTCAGAGAGTGGCTTCCCAGTCGATACAACAGGATATGCAGCGTTAGCCAATCCAGATATAGCTTTCAATGCATCTGGTGATACGATCATAGCAGTAGAAGGATCTGCTGTTACAGCAGTATTGCTCAATACAGAAAGTGGAGCTGATACAATAACGTTAGCAGCTAGTGCAGGATTAGGCGCTACGAGCTTCTATGTCAATGATAGCGTGTCAACTAATGCCGCTGTTCTTAAAGTACAATCAGGAGAGACGCTTAATGGAGCAGTTGATGGATCATTCAACTTTTCTAATTACGCTAATGGGACTGAATTTATTGCCACGGAAGTAAGTGGAGGATGGGTTGTTAGTGTAGCTGGTGCGAGTCAGCAGACTGGTTTACATCGTGCTGCTGGTTGGTCAACTGATAACGGTTTCCAGAATAGGTTTAATATTTTTAATGATAGTCCTTGGGAGTTCTATGATCCTAATGGATTGATAGATGTTGCTAATAGTGAGATAATAATTGAAAAAGCAGGACTATATAAAGTTAAAGCTAAAAATGGTGGTAGCTCTGCTGGAATAGCAACATTAGTCATTTCAGTTAATGGAGTAGGCGTTGCAGAAGGATACGGTTGGGGAACTACGGGGTCTGCTGGTCAAGCAAGCGCACAATGGATAGGTGATTTGAATGTAGGTGATGTTGTCACTTTATTTGTTGATAGGAGTCAAAGAGGAGCATGGTTCTCTGTTGACGAGTTACCTAGCGCAGAATCAGTATTAGCTGGAATGGTTACGCCAGAGAATTTGCACTACGCATCAGTTAACTCAGCAACATCAACCAACATAGGGAATGCTACAACTGCTATCGGTTCAACATATAGAGTTCCAGATTTAGATCATGTAGACGCAGTAACTAACGATCCATTCGGTCTTGTAAACACTACCGATAACTCTTTCACTATCGTACAAGATGGCACTTACGAATTAACTGGATACTCAGCATCATCTTCGGGGTCTAATGATGAATTAGCAATCTATATTGATGGAACAAAAATTGTAGCTGGGTTTGTAGCTGACAACGTAGCAGGAATACAGACACCATCTCCAATTACTACCATCAGAAGTTTAACAGCAGGCCAAAAGGTAGAGTTTGGATGGAATACTGCAACTTCGACACCCAATTTTGTGGGACCATCTTTCACGGTACGGCAAATAGCAACTTCTACAGTAGTAATGCCAGAAGCTCTCGAAGTCGCAGACTTACATAGAGTGAGTCTAAGGAAAGATAACGGAGGAACATTTTCGGGAGCAACGAATGTTGATTTCAATGTCGTAAACTATGATGTAGGAGGGTTGCAAGATGTAGCGACAGGTGGAGCTAAGATAGTTCAAGATGGTACATATCAAGTAACTGCAAGTGTACTGCCAGGAGCGAATACGACTAACTCACAAATAGCTTTAGAAGTTAATGGAGTCGCTATTAAGAGAAGTATATATGTACCTGATCAATCACCAAATGCAATTGATGGATTAACTACTACCACTGTTACGGCAACATTAGAATTAGCTGCAGGAGATGAGATTACTATTAATGGATTTGCAAGTCCATCAACAACATTCCCAACCTTCCTGCAAGATCAACCAACACTAGAAGTTATTCAGTTAGCTTCTCAAGAAGTTATTGATCAAACTAATACTCCTGTCAATGATCAAACAGCATCAGGATACATGGATATTGGTACAATGCGTATTCAATCAGGTTTCGATCCAGGAACAACAACTGGAATAAGGACAGTAGTATTTCCAGCCCCATTTGATGTAGCACCATTCGTACAAGTAACTGCAGTACAAGCAGCATCAGGAAACGCAAGAATAGCTACAATAAGAAGTGTATCGACAACTCAATTCACTTTCCAGGTACAGAATCATAGTGCATCAGCAACAGCAGATGATGCTTATTGGCAAGCAACAGGATTAAAGCCTTAAAAGGAATTATGAGCATAGAGTCAATAGTCGCAAAGTTGGCAGCTAGTGTCATAGGAGGCATGATCATCGAGCAGCTCGTAGAGATACGGCTATTTGTGATATTGATCTTACTCATGGTAGTGGCTGACTTGATTACTGGTATCTCAGCGGCTCGCTGTAGAAAAGAGAAAATAAGTAGTTGGTGTCTAAGGAGGACTATTAATAAGTTCTCCTTATACACACTGGCTATAGTGCTGTCACAGGGGATGGAGTATGTCTTCCAGATCCCTCAGATCGTGTATGTGGTAGCCTTCTACATCTGTGCTACGGAGTTTATCTCTAACCTGGAGAACATAGGAGAAGTGACAGGTACTAATATCGCAGCTCAGATCAAGGATGTCATCAAGGCTCGTCTTAAGTAGGTTATGAAAGAGAGGACATATTATGTCAGCGTTGTTGGTAAGGTATGTATCACCTTACAACCATCATTTAGAAAGACTAAACCTCCTCTAGTGTACGAAGTCATTGGTATTAATAACAAAGGAGGTTTCCTCTGTAGAGAGATTAAATCGTCCATGTGAGCTGGAGAGACACTGCAGCCTATGACCGATGGAGAAAGAGGGTACTTAAGAGAGACGGCCATAAGTGCATCATCACTGGTATGACGACTCATCTACATGCTCATCACCTTAACCATAGCAAGTACTACCCAGAGCAACGCTATCACACTGCTAATGGTGTCACCATACATAGGAGCATCCATTCGATCTTCCACAATAAGTTTATGAGGAGCTACCAGCGGAAGTGCACCAGAGAGGACTGGGAGAGGTTTGTGAGGCTGGTGAGGCATCTTAGAAGGGTAAGTGGTATCTTTAGTGTATGATACAATCAAGATCAACCATCAATGGACAGCCACTCCCGAAAGAGACCTCTACTCGCATAGGATCAATGCTTGATGGAGAGTTTTATCCAAATCAGGTCTACACAGAAATAGGATGCCGTAACGTAGTAGTAAAGGGGCTTAGTGAGAAATGGGATGGTTTACCCAAATTTGGTTTTGGCGAGATTGTAAGATGGCAGTATCTCTCATTAGATTACAACATTGAGATAATTGAAGTGGACTCTAATACTAACCACGAAAGCGGCCTGATTGAATGGAGGATAGAAGGTCGAGTCGTCTAATGGGTAAATGGTATCTTTAGTGTATGATACAATCAAGATCAACCATCAATGAAGTATCTTTAAGTTACGACACCGATAGGATACATATCCTTGAAGTACAAAAGTCATGATTGCTTTCATTCATGGCTTTTTTTGTTATCCCTGATAACTCAATGACGGGCCTCTAGGGACCACATTTGTAGCAGTTAATTTAAAACCGCTTCAAATGAAAAAATCATTCAAGACCACCGCTGGTGGCGTTCTTCAGCTCATCGCAGCTATCTCTATCGCAGCCTTTGCTCTTATCGATGGAGATCCATCTACTACTCCTGATGCAGATGCCATCCTAACTGCTCTTACAGCTCTTGGGGTAGGGATACCAGGATTTATCACAGGCATATTCGCAAGAGACAACAGCGTATCTAGCGAGGAGGCAGGGGCTAAGTAAACTCAGAGCTATGAAAGCCCTCATACTCATATTGCAAATTCATTTTTTCTGTGGGGAGATAATCACAACGCCGGTAGACACCACAGAGACCTATACCTATATAGATAATGATTGTGCTCCGGACCTCATCATCTCTGATGGTGGGGACACAATCACTATCAATAAGCTCGACGTCTCTCAGTTCATGATCGTCGATACCGTACATGTACCCATCAGTAACCCTACACCTGGTGCGATCGACTGGTATACCATGACAGGATCTGGTACCGGTCTACCGATGACAGGGTCTATGACCTCAGCAGGATACCCATACTTCACTGCCTTTAACGGAGGATCGATAGTCAAGGCTAAAGCAAGCCTCTGTAATATCGATGTCACCTATAGCGATCTAGTATTTGAGGACCATGTGCTCAGGTCTTGGTCCATCATAGATTGGTGCAGTGGATCTGCACGGAACTTAGATCAGTATATCAGGACATCACCTATGGTCTGCGAGCCAGAGGTAGTGATCAGAGATAGACATGGAGATCTACTTATACCAGATAGTATCTATGTAGCAGGAGACACCATACACTATAGTATAGATATACCGATGCTCGGATATCCTGACTTTCTAGAGGTGAGTGTGTTAGATCTCATCCTCATACAGAGACACATCCTAGGACTACAGGAGCTCACAGGCATAGACCTAGAAGCCGCTGATGTCAATGATGATGGTAGAGTATCCTCTCTGGATCTAGTGGTCCTGAGGCGTGGTATACTGGGACAGATAGAAGACTTTCCAGCAGGATCATACCGACTATCGCAAAGCGAGCTGATAGGACCATGTGACGGCTCCTATGAGGTGACAGGCTACAAAGTAGGAGACGTATCTACTAACAGTGGATCATCTCTGAGCGATATAGAACTAAAATTGTATCAGAACGCTCCTAATCCGTTCCATGGATCGACAAAAGTGATCTATGAGGCTCCAGTAGGAGAACCTATCGGATACATACTGAGTGATATCTCTGGTAATATGGTCCTACAAGGTCGTCAAGTGAGCGAGGGACTGAATACCATAGAGATAGATGATATACCTGATGGTGTACTGTTATTGAGAGTGGTCTCTAGAAACCGTACAGAGACAATCAAGATGATATCTCTATGACTTGCCAATCACAAAGGATCGCATCTATGATAGGTCATCTCAAGACCGCTAACGGTAGTCTGAAGCTGACGCCTGTCAATCACACCTTCTACTGGCACATCGTCAACTTCACTGATGACATGGAAAAGTACAGGGTGATACATGCCTTTGAGAAGTGCTTTAACAAGCACCTGGCACCGCTTCTGGCACCGCTGAGATTTGAGTCTACCAGTAACTACGAGGAGGCTCACTTTAAGATCCACTTCAGACATCCGGGAGATGAGGATATGCCTTTTCAGTTCGATGAGTCTACGCTGGCTTATGCTCTGTACCCTGGCTTTGGGATGGATGGTGAGTCATACTTTAACGATAAGTACCAGTGGTCCGAGCTCAATAGCAGGACCACTCAGAATCTCTCTAAGATAGCAGTGCATGAGTTCTGTCATAATCTCAACTTCCAGCACAGTGAGGATAAGGAGGATGTACTGTACTTCATGAATCTATCTAGTAATGAGATCTACTTTACACCAGACTCAGTACAGTCTATCAGAGCGCTCTACGCTGATGAGATCAAAGCAGCAGAGGAGACTTTACATACAAGCAAGACTCCAGATCTACTCGAATCTCTCAGAGTCGTATACAAGGGTCTGGATAAGAAAGACTTTGATGATAACAAGGTGGTTAACATCCGGAGATGGTGTAAAGAGATAGGTATACCCTATCAGTCATCTAAGAGAAAGTCCACTTACGTAAATGCGCTCTGGGAGGTAATACAAGAATCATGAAGTATACACTCATAGGGATAGGAGGATTTGTAGCTGGTATAGCTATGATCAGTATGTGGATATCATCCCTAGATGTCCCAGGCAAGAAGATAGAACAGGAAAGATCTCTGCTACTCGATAGCATCGATCATATCAAGGCGCAGGACCAGCTCTACTATGCCAGTGAGCTAGAGTGTTATGAGCTAGAGGCCAGAGATAGCAGACTGACCAAAGAGCGAGACCTACAAGAGCTGAGCCTTTACAGGGCCAAAAGCAATGAATATAAATCTAAGTACGAGCGTGCTCGTCGAAACCGTCAAAGCAATCAGAATGAGATATTTAGTCGTCCTCTGCCTACTGATCATGATGTCATGGCCTACCACCATCGTCTGTCAGCCTGGCTCAGAGGAAGCGATCCCAGAGATCCAATATAACGAAGAGGACCAGAGTACTACACTCAGTCCCTTTTGGGTACTCAAGCTCGTCGATAAGGTACAGAGACTACAGGACGCTCTAGTCTATGAGTCCCGGTATGCTGACCAGACCGACAGTCTAATACTCATAAAGGGAGAGCTGATCAATAAGATGAAGGATGTGATGATCAGTCAGTCAGAGGAGATCAATAGTCAGAATGACCAGATCTGGACCTTCAAGCAGAACATCGAGAACCTTCAGAGACACCAAGTGGTAAAGGATAGCATACAGCTCTCCAGCTTTACAAAGCTCAGAGATGATGGCAGATCCAAAGACAAGGAGATAGTCAAGCTGAATACTAAAGTAAAGCTGAGCAAGGTGACTAAATGGTTAGAACGAATAGGATGGGTAGCGCTAATAGTACTGATAGCTCGCTAGAGGAAAATATACTATCGCTTAGCGAGAACATGATCACCGTGTCTAGGGTGCAGAGGGAGTTTGAGGTGTCATTTGCGCAAGCGTATAGAGTGTTATTAAGAATGAAGGAAAAAGGACTGATCGAGAGTGATGTCGATAAACTGAAGATATGAGATGGTATGATTGGATAATACTCTTCTTCGAGGGTTGGAAGAAAGGACCAGACAGGCCCCTAAAGTCTGACTATATCGATGAGCCAAGACCCTATGGTCCTAAAAACTCATCTATACCTCCAAGAGTCTCAGCTCCTCCAGAACCACCTGTTAAACCTAAAGAAGATATGATACATATACAGCAAGTCCTCATAGATGAGACATACTACAACACAGAGACGGGTAAAGGGATAGGGTCTACAGTATCCGATCTATATGTGAATGACGAATATGTCTGTAAGATCATCGAGGATGGCTACATGAAGACCAAGGAGTACGGAAAGACCAGGATACCAGCCGACACATACAGTGTAACCAGGCGTACAGATGGTGACTACTATACAGCACTCCTAGAAGACTATCAACACAGGGTTGGCAAGCACAAGTATCATGGCCAGTTCATCCTAGAGCTTGACAATGTCAAGGGCTTCACTGGTATACTCTGTCATCCAGGTAACACAGTGAGAGATACCGAAGGGTGCCTCCTACCTAACACAGGTATGTACATGGATGGGATAAGACCTAATGAGCACTATGTAGGCTCAGGGTCTAGAAGTGCTTTTTTGAAGCTGATGGAGATCATATGTAGTTATCCAGAAGATACACCGATACAATGGACTATAGAGGAAAGAGATCACCCACATGTGAGGGTATAAGAGTAGTTCTATTATCATTCTCAGGTTGGTTTTAACAGTGAGAGAGCTCTCACATCTAAAGAGATAGTGAGGCTCTCTTTCACTTATAAGTAAAATTTGGGTTGGTTGGTCTATTATGAGGGGAGTTTGTCATGAGCTCCCCTTTTTCTATGCTGCATACTTACTGAAGAGCTGTGCGTAACCGTCTACAGATAGCAGCTTGATGTACTTAGCGAAAGACTCCTCTGTCTTCCAGCCTCCTACCCTCTTAAGGACCTCTCTCGGGATACCATCCAATACACCATTACTAGCAAAGGATCGACGGCCTATGTGGCTTGAGAGTACCTCGTACTTAGGAGTTGTTACCTCTGTCATCTTATTGCCTATATAGACGGGGCGAGTAAAGCTGGTGTATAGACCTGCTATCTTTCCTAAGATCTTGACGTTTTTGTTAAAATCCTGATTAGTCGGAGGAGGTATATCCTTCTGTACTTGCTGCCTTAGCTTATGATGTGCTGGTATATGGACAACGGCTCGTGTTTTCTTATTGCTGATCGTATAACACTCTATACCGTCTACCTCGCTCATACGGTGAGATTTGAGCTTCTTCCAGTCACTATGACGCAGAGCGGAGTAACAGGCTATAAGCAGCCATGTTTGCGTTTGCATTAGCTCGTCTTTCATGACATGGGTGGCACCTAGGAGCTCTATCTCTTGATGATTGAGATAAGGATGGATCACTGGGACAGGCTTGACGTGAAAGTCCTCATACGCCTCGTTCTTATGATAACCCCTCTTCTGTGTCTCTTTCATGAAGGTCTTGAGGAACTTGACGTATCTATGGACTGTGTTAGGAGACAGCTCGTAGTCTGTATATAGGAATGATACCCACCTCCGGAGAAAGTCTTCATTAATGGCGCTGAAGGTCAGAGATGAGTCATAGGCGTAGATCTTATCCCTGACGTTCTTATACTTACGTGCGAGTGAGTTCTTCTTGCTATCGGTCTGATAATGAGGGTCCACACGCTTCTCCTTGATGACCTCGTCAAACATGCCGAAGATCTCGACGTCTCTCTTATTGATGATTATTTCTACTTGTCGAGCTAGATCATATCTCTGTAGCGTGCCTTGGTCTAAGAGGTCATACCATACATCTGTGATCTTCTTGCCTACTTGGTCCAGATAGTTATTAATATGACGAGCACGGGGAGCCAGAGGCTTAAGCCGCTGCTTTTTCTTATCCCAGTGGTCCTGAGATATCCGTATATGCTTTGGGAGGTATGGTCTGTATCGTTTGGGATCTCCTGGGATAGGTATGGTCATCCGGAGGTATCCTAGAGGCTCTTTTCGCCTCATCTCTAGCGAGAAGCGTGGTATCATGTGAAGGGGGATTTGAAGAAAATGTGATCATCTGCGTGGGCCGTGTGTAGGCCAATTATGATGTAATTATATAAGAAATGAGTACTAAAATGCGCCTATAGTGGTAAAAAAGTAGTTATTTCTTCTAGTTTTATGATGTGAGTAATCCCGTAGGCTCCACTCTTTAGCCGTTCCACGTGGAACATAAACGGCTGTAAATCAGACCATAAGCAGATGTATTAGTAATTATTCATATATATTGTGGGCCAAGTATAGGCCCTTAAATGAATTTTTACTATGAAAGATCTCTTGGTATTTACACCAGTAGAAGTGCCACAAAAGCACCTCAGTAATCCCTACATCACATATGACTTTGACGACTACCCACGAGTCGTTCTAGAGATGAGCCTGGCTGGCTATCCTAGATTTGTCATCGTAGAGGATAAGGAGAACCCTACGACACCAGATCAAGTCCATGAGATCCGCTTGTGGGCTAAAGATGAGTTTAAGCGCATCAAACAAGGTCGAATGACCTTGTTCACAACCTAGTCACAGCAAAATCCCCTTATTATGAGTGAGAAAATGGTCACCAGACCTGTCCTGGTACGTCCTGTTAAAGGATTATGGAGAAGAGAAGCATTACCAGGAGATGACGTCTCCAGCTCTCAAATGGTCACAAGAGAGCTTAAAGATGGTCGAAAAGTAGACGAATGGACCTTTAATGAGATAGAAGGCTACATCATCGACATCTTCCACAACTCGTATGAGTTCAAAGAATTAGTGCACTTCGTCAATATCGACTTACATATAGGTGATGGAGAGATGAGACGTGTTAAAATAGCACTCTTCGACAGAGTAGCACAGAACATCATGGATCGTATAGAGAATGTCAAGCTAGACCGTCCTATGGCCATTAAGATTGGCTATAGCGATGAGAAGTCTTTCTCATGGATCGTGCAGGACGGTGAGAAGGTCGCTAAGCGATACACAAAGGACGAACCCGGAGACAAGCCCAAATGGAACAAAATAGATCTTCCAGGAGGAAAGACTCACTGGGATCAGACTGAGCAACTGCACTTCTGGCAGCGGAAGATCAAGGAGATCTCTACTCAGCTGCTTGTTATAGCCTCTAATCCTGACAATCTATGAATGAGCTAGAGTATCTAAGAAAGATCGCCTCACTGTCAGCTCGTACCAGGGCTTTACAAGTGGAGTATTTCGCTACAAGGAGCGGTGAGATACTACGAGCATGCAAAAAGCACGAGAAGGACCTAGATAATGCCTTAAAAGCATATGAGGACGGCTCCTATCAGCAAAAATCATTATTCAATTCACAATAGAACACCATGACAGACCACCACATTAAGCAGTCAGCAGCTCAAGCCATAGTAACCATAGGCAAGTGTGTAGAGAGCCAAACACCATTCATAGTACTAACAGCCTCAGATAAGGCTACTATAGTAGCAATACAGGCCTACAATGCAGCACAATCCATCCTTGATGGTGATAGAACATTGATCAATCTTCGTGGCTTTGAGAAACCTTCTATCACTACTGGCATACCATCACCAGGAGAGGGATATCGTCTCTTAAGGGAGTTTGAAGCCATAGCGGCTGGTGACTGGGAGTATGATTTGGGTAATTGGTCTATGGTTAGCATCGACAGCACGCTAATAGCTCAAAAAGCATATAAGCGAATCATAAGACGTGAGAAGGAAGCGACCGTGGAGCAGTAGAGCTAACCGACACAGGTCCAGGAGAGACCGAGATGTAGACCCTAACGCCTACAAGCGGCCTCAGTGGATCATATACAGCAAGACATATAGACGAAACAACCCTTTTTGTGTGGTAGATATGGCCAAAGGTATTGAGACAAGAGCTCATGCCGTTGATCATATCATCCCTGCTCGTCATGGTGGCAGCTTTTGGGATCCACGTAATCATCAAAGCCTTTCAGAGGCTAATCACAACCGAAAGAGTGCCACTGAGAAGGCACTCGGACAACCTATGTACCAATGGGTACTAAACGAAAGAGGACACAAGATCCCTAAGCGTGACGCTAGGGGTCAACTGAAGTTGAGGCGCAAGGTATAGGGGGGGTCTGTTTCGCAGATCTTATTTCTGCCGTTCTACTGCCGGACACGTACACGCACATTTATCCAAAACTAAATATTTTGTATTTGGCTCGTCCTCGTCTTCCAGATCAGATCAAAAAGCAGAAGGGTACTTTTCGAAAAGTTCGCAAGCAGAGCCCACCTCCTTCTGTACTGGTCCTCGAAGCTGATCCTCCTAGTCACTTGTCTCCTACAGCTCAGAGAGTCTGGATGGAGATCGTACCCAAACTCATCAAATCCAAGATTGTATCCACACTGGATATCGTTGCTTTAACTACTCTCTGCGAGGAGTTGGGCTTCTATTATGACTCGATATCACAGACTCGAAAGATCACTGTCATAAATGCTTCGACCGGCAAAGTCACTATCAATAAAGATCTACTCGCACTTAGACGAGCCGCTAATAACAGCCTAAAGACTGCCATGTCTTTGATGGCCAGATTTGGGCTCACTCCTACCGATCGACAAAAGATAGTCTCCGGAGAAGCTGGAGGAGCTAAGAGTCCTGATGATCCTATGTCAGATTTCCTCAATCAATGAAGAAGCTGTATCACATATTCGTCGAGGATGTGAGCAGTGGTAAGCTCTTATCATGCCAGTATGTAAAACTGGCCGTACAAAGGCACTTAGATGATATTGAGAAGTCCAAAGATCCTGACTTTGATTTCTACTTCGACGAGGATCTAGCAGACAAAGCGATCAAATTCATAAAGCTATGCCGTCACACCGATGGTGACTGGTCTGGTAAGTACTTCGATCTACAGCCTTTCCAAGCCTTCCCAGTCGCTATGATGTTTGGTTGGGTGAAGAAAGAGAACAAAAAGCGTCGATTTAAGAAGGCTTATCTAGAGATCGCTCGTAAAAATGGCAAATCGGAGCTCCTAGCTGCTATCTGCCTATACATGCTCTTCGCAGATGGAGAAAAGGGTGCTCAGGTCTACACCTTCGCTACTGAGAAGAAACAAGCGAAGGTGGTATTTGACATATCGGTCCAGATGCTCCGGATGCTCTGGAAAGACAGCCCAGGAGTAGCAGCAAAGATCGCATGGAACAAAACGGAGTCCAGGATCTTCTTAAGGGACAGTAATGCCTACATGGAACCACTTTCTGATGATGCTGACAAGAAAGATGGTCTACGTCCACACTTCGCAGCCGGTGATGAGGCTCATGCCTGGAAGACTTTTAAGACTCTGAAGGTCCTGGAGACTGGTACGGGTAACAGATCACAGCACTTGATCTGTATGATCACTACAGCTGGTCCTAATATCTTCGGTCCAGCCTTCAGATTTAGGAAAACATGTATTGAGATCCTCGAAGGACGGCTAAGAAATGAGCAGATCTTCTCTATCATCTTCACTCTCGATCCAGATGACGACTGGGAAGAGCCTCAAAACTGGCCAAAAGCTAACCCTAACATCGGCAACTCACCGCTTTGGGAGTCTATGCAGGAGATGTATGACATGGCCATCACCGAGGGTGAAGAGGCTGAGATCCAGTTTCGCACCAAAAATCTCAATCAATGGCAGTACTCTAACTCGACATGGATCTCGATCAAGGATTTACGAGAGTGTAGCACTGACTTTAAGCCAGATATACTCAAAGATCGTAAGTGCTGGATAGGCATACACTGCGCACGTCCTAAAGAGATAGTATCCATAGTCAGAGTCTTTCCGAAAGACAATGATGAGGGTGTATGGATCTATCCGACCTATCTCATCCCTTCTGGATCTATACTCAAGCTCACAAAGCGACACGGTATCCCATATGCTGATCATATCAATGATGGATATCTCCAGGAGATCGAAGGAAAGATCATCAGAGAAGAGGACATCGAGCAGATCATACTCAATGACTCAGAGCTCTATGATATAGCCTTCGTCGAGTACGATAAGAAGTACCTCTATCGTCTGATGGCCAGACTCGAAGACGAGTACAAAATCAATACTTCAGCCTTCGTACAGTCAGACGGCAACTATACCAGTCCTACCCTGGCCATCGAGACTGAAGTCTTAGAGAAGAGATTCGATATCGGTACCAATCCTATCACAGAGTTCCACATATCTAACGTTGAGCTGGTATCTCGAGCTGATGTCACTGCTATCGATCGACGAAAAGCTAATGTAGGCGCAGTCATCGCTATGTGTATGGCCATGGGAGGATATGAGACAGATACACCTATCAAGAAGGTATCAAAGTACGCATCTGAAGATATAGCCCATGAATAAGCTGCGAGGTCCCATATATAAGCACTATTCTGACCTATACTGGAAGAAGTATCTCGATAACTGCCAAGTAACTGAGTCTTATAAGGGAGCATGGGAACTCACAGAAGAGTGGTTTTTTGAGATGGCAGGATTTAACCTGTTTACTTCATATGAGTCTTTCAAGGTAGGAAAACATCGTAAGTTCAAATCAAAGCTAAAGACTCAGCCTACACCTCGCCAAGAGAATAGCCTCGTCACTTACACAAAACCAGAAAAGAAGAAAGCTCCTGATGATAATCAGCTGAAGCTATTCTAGTTCTCATAAGATTCTTTAAAACCGTGATCCGATAGCTGTGATATCACTCTCTTGATATCAGCATCACTGAAGTTGCCACCTATCTTATATCGTACTATCGACTTTCCAGGCACTTGCTCTGTTATAATATCTCCAAGATATTCAAGCTGAGTATACGATTTACCTGACACCGTGGCTACAAATTGGACTGTTCTGTATCTGTTGGGTGTGACTGGCGATATAGTCTGTTTGCTTTGTGGAGTAACTGAGGGAGCTATTGGTTGCTCTATAGGCTTCTTGACATTGGGCTGGACCCGAGGCTGTGTAATTACCTTTGACGAACTACGTTTTATCTTTTGTAGACTAGAATTGATACCAGATAGCTCACTATCCGTCAAATGGATGTATTGGTGAAGACTTTCATCAATTTCATTTGCCCTCTTCTCAACATCAACATTTGATTTTTCGAGATTAGCAAGTCTCGAAAGGATATCATCACCCGTACTCTGTTGGATATAAATGGTATCAGATTTTTGGTTTGACTGTTCTTTGATATTATCGAGAAGTTCTCTATCAGAGTCATTAGTCCTAGATCCAAGAAGAAAAAAAGCACCACCTGTAGCTATAATAGCGCTGCCTAAATCTCTATCTAATTCGCTATTCCCTCTGACCGCCACCAGAGTGCCACCGCTCAAGAAGAAGCCTCCAAGCGAAGTGAAGTATTTGCTTGATTTTTTACCCTTATAAGTATCCTGATATGGGTCACCTGTTGAAGCTGTCTTGTTAGATGCACAACTAATACATAGAATAGACAGGATGGATAACATCCAAGTAAATCGAGTTGTCATAATGGAGCCCTTTATTGGTGAACAGGTACGGTTAGTCTTTCGATGATAAGTTCATATGGTATAATCTCGATATTTGCGTCAAAGTTCCCAGGCAACTCACCAAACTCGCTCTTTACCAGCATATCGATCATTGCTTTACCTCTTGGATCTTCTTTGAGGTAGGCTTTCTTGTATGCCTTCATCGCATCACTCAGATCGATAGCACTTTCCTTGTTATAGGCATCTATGAGCCGTACTATGGTGAGAGAGAGTCCCATACCTGTAGGATCAGTCCTGAGATCTCCTAGATCTTTGAATTCTCTACAATCTATCAGAACACCTCCCAAAGCCTTCGAGTACATCCGTAAGATCTTCATCATACAGTACTGTACCCGGAGCTGAGGCTCCTTTGGCACTGTCTCTATGAACTTATCACCATGATATAGTGATATCCTTGCCCTCAGGATAGCATCATTTGCCCTCATAATCTCATTAGGAGAGCCTATCTCCTCTTTGATCGCCATGTACTTATCACACTCTGACCACCTACCCAGGCTGATCAGAGAGTCGACTATCACATTAAGGAAAGCGTACTCGCCTCCGGAGAAGTCTACATCCTCATAATTAGAGAAGTAAGTGTATCCAGCCTCTGCAGTAATCAGACGATTCTCCTGATTACCATGGATATCATGGTGCATACAGAGCGTGTAGTAGTACTTATAGTAGAAAAAAGGCCCATGGTCCCGCCCTGACTCATATTCCTTGATGATATCGATGTATTTAGTCGATGTCGCTCTTATATCATCAGTTATGGTCCTATTGCGATCGAAACTGTGATTAAGATTGTTATAAAAGTCTCGCACATCCTCTTCTTCTTTGAGTAGGCGCTTATACTTCTCTCTCTTCTCTTTGTAGTCCCGGTACCAGTATTGAGATGGCTCAGATAGATGGTAGTACTTCATCATAGCTGTGTAGCACGTACATACTACATCATAGACTCCAAACTGTATACCTTGCTTGACAACCACTCCAGCTAGTTCTCTAGCTTCTAGCAGTCTGGCATGGTTGACGAGCTTTTTTATACGAGCCTCTTGGTCGTATAGCTCCTCTTTGATTTTGTAGGAAGATTTGGTTGTTACAGCTTGTATCATGATTTAGGTCACAAATTTTTCTCATCCCTTCTGGCACGAGATCTGCATGTATTCTCGTGTTATGAACAAGATAATAAACGGTGATATCGACGGGATCTAGACTATAGATCCTCACGTCGAAAAATCATAGGTACGGCCTCAATATTAACAGTTTCAGGGATAACCCTGCAACTTTATTTTAGAATAATTTCAAAGATTCTCTCTTTGACCCCTCCTATCCTCTATCAAATTTCACCCTTCTAGGATACCTTCTATCGCTCTTCTTCAGCTCATCTATCTGTGTTAGATACCCCTTTTTACTACCATCCTCTCTCTGCTCTATACGATGTAGCTCCAAGTCGATGATCTCTAGTTGGTCCTCAGCTTTTTTTCTTGTCTCTAGTAGCTCCTTATAACGCTCCTGATCGTTCGGGAAAACATATTTACCTGGATCTTCTTCTAGGTTTTGCTTCTCAGAAGTACTGTCAGCGTATGACTTATCATGCTGCACATAGGCATCTCCAAACATTTTTTTAATAGCACGATTACCACTCTTAGATATCTTATTCCTAGATATCCAGTTAGACACAACCTGACCGCTAACTCCCAGTTTATCAGATAGTTGTGTTCTAGATAATTGGAATTCCATCTCTATTCTATAGATGATATCTGATACACTTCTAGCCATCGATAAATGTAAAAATGTTTATATACGTTTGTTTTTGTTGTTTATATATGTGTATATTTGATATGTGATTACACAGATAGTAACAACTACAATAATATAACAAAATACAAATCCCTCGCATGACACAGAAGGAACATACCATGGTCATCAAGTTTCGACCAGATGAAGAAATCTACCCTCACCTACTCAAGGTGCGCATCGACGACCAGATCGCTAAAGGAGCCATGGGAAAAACCAGCTATGGACCTTGGTTAAAAAATGATTTAATCACACCGTGGATAAAACTACGGACTGACCTCAGAGACAAGCACAGCGTTCCACATGTTAGCCTATCGCAGATACATGACTTTCTCAAAGAACCCGAGATACTAACCAAACTCTTCGAGCACATAGAAGCCTCAGAAGCTACACCAGTGACGAGCGCCTAAAAAAAGCATGGTAACTGGGAGGGGTCTACTTATTCTTACCGACCACAGTGATTTAGTCTAAATATTTGCCAAGACGATCCCTCCCTTATTCACTTACTCAAATCCCCCCTTTATGATACACCTACAGACCTCTCGTAGTCGTACTACGCATCATCTCAAAGAGATAGTACTATCTCCCTCAGGGATCAGGGTCCCATACCAACATCTAAGCCACACAGCCATCTATGACGGCAAGCTCGCACTATGTATGACCGTCCTAACAGGTCAGGAGTATATGTGTAGACATACTGATAATGTCCTCATACTACCTTCGGGAGAGCGTATACAATGTATTGATATACAGATAGTTAAGAAGAAAAACCATTCCCATCTACCAAAATTAAGATGCTATATACCATGGGTCTAACAGCAGAAGAACTAAAGATGTACGACTTCTTTAAGGCTGCTCTGAGACAAGAGCTACCAGGAGCTATTTCTGCAGCCATACGAGTACAGTCTAACATCGAGCGACTCTCAGAGCTATCTCGTCCTAAGGACGCAGCCAAGGCCCTCGGAGTAGCACCATCCAAGATCTCCAAATGGTTCGCAGATGGACTGCTCAAGAAGCACTACGAGCCAGACAGCTCCCGAGCCAAAGTCAAGAAAACCGAACTAAAAAACATCCTAGACAAGATCGACTACATATGAAGCCCATGCCATTTGATGAAGCTAATGAGATTATCCCTGGAGAGACAGAGGGACTAGAGATACAAGTCCTCAAGCTCCAAAAAGGTGATGCCACTTACGTAAATACCGTATGGAAAGCATCCCTCAGAGAGCGCCTCTCTTTCCTCTTCACAGGCAAGATCTTCATGATACAGAGATCTGATCGATACATACCTACATACTTGACAATCAAACAATTAAAGCCCTCATGAGAAAACTCCTGCATGACTCCCCAAAGATCACCTCTGTACTCATCAGAAAGTATCTGGAGACCTATCCTCATAGATCATTCGAGTCAGTACGTCACCAGTTTAAGAAGATCCAGAAGAACGCATAATTAACTAAACATATAGAACACAATTACAATGAAACATGTACTAGTAACAACATCCTACCGAGGCGTCTTTTACGGACAGATCGCAGAAGAAGACCTCACCAAAAATGACACAATCACATTACACGAAGCTCGTAATGTCATCTATTGGAAAAGTAAAGTAAACGGCTTTTTAGGGCTCACATCACAAGGCCCGAGCGATGAGTGTAGAATATCCGCTATGGCCGGAGGTCCTATTGTACTTCACAGCATTACATCTATCACAGAGTGCTCAGCAGTAGCCATAGAGAGATGGAAAAGCATCGTGTAAAAAGTAAGATCACCATCGACGACCTACATGTCGTCGGTGCGTGCCCTGATGGAGTTATGGCTTATATCGAAGAAAACGATATAACAACTACTGAACTGCCTATAGGACAGGCTGACACGGACAACGAGCATATCTCCAGAGCATTTGGAATATATGGATATGGATATGGATATGGATATGGATCTGGATCTGGATCTGGATCTGGATATGGATCTGGATCTGGATCTGGATCTGGATCTGGATATGGA